TCGCCAAATGTTGATGGTGTGTAAGCTGTGCCATCTATAAAGTGAACATGGCTTAAAACTGCTTCTAAAAACCTATCGTTATCTCCAGGTGCTCTTTTTCCTATAAAATGGTCACCACTACCATTTATATAACCATTACCTGCAGTTGTTGAAGAAGTAACAGTAAAATCTATTTCTTCTCCATTTACATAAATATCTACTCTGTCACTAGCTGTGCTTTCAGAACCTTTAAATACAACCACTAAATGATACCAACCATTAGTATCTCTAAACTTCATAGTTGTATATAATTCAACACCTGTACCACTAGTATTATTATTAACTCTAATTGCATCATCTGATTGAAATCTTATAGAACCGATGTTACTACCATCTAATTGTCTGCCAAAAATTTGTTGGTCTGTTCCTAATTTATTTCTTTTAATCCAACCACTCCAAGTCCAAATTTGTTGGTTTCCACTTCCAAAAGTTTTTTGTAAATATGTACTAGCCATTAGTTAAATTGTCCTCCACCTGTTGCACCGAAAGTAGATGAAATTGTAAACGTTCTGTCTGCTGTTTGACTTTCTGCATCTGTTGCTCGGATTGTAAATGTGTATGTTGTTGCGGTTGTTGATGCTCCGCCAAAATCGGTAGTTGTCAACGCACCTGTTGTTGAATTTAAAGTTATGTTTGCACCACTTAATACTGAAGTTGTTTCACTATAAGTTACTGCACTATCTGATGTTGCTGATAAAGTTGCAAGTGTACCAGAGAAATCTCCTGCAAATGAACCTAAAGAAGCACCAGTTACCCATGTAGGAGCATCTGAAACTGTTAAAATTGTACCAGATAATACTGCCAATCCATTAGGATTTTCTATTCTAATTTTATATTGAGCATCTACTGATAAAGTTATTACTACTGTTAAAGACGTAGAGTTATTAAAAGTTACTGAAGTAGCATCATACCAAATACCTGTAGATGGATTTAATACTTCTACTTTTGGTATTGATACAAAGTTAGCACCAGTTACAGTAATAGTAGCCTCTGTGTTATCTATTGTGTCTGGTGAAATACTAGAAATCGTAGGTTTTGTTTCAGCTACTCCTGTTAGGTTTGAACCATCTATTGCAGGTAATGTTGCAGGAAATACAGCGTCAGTTAATTTTGCTGAACCATCTAGTTTAGCAAGTTCGTTTGCTGTATTTGCGTCAGCAAATATATCTGCTAGTTCTCTAGCTTTACTCATTTTTATTCTCCTACGATTTTAAGATTTTAATTACTCTGCTACTGGTGGTGTATAACCAGTTAATGCAGTTGCTTCAGCTTGTGTTAATCCCAAGTCTAATAGCTTTTGATTGCCAGAAACTTGAGCATCTATTTTAGCTTGTGCTTCATTAGCAATTTCTTGTTCTACTATTGGTATTTGTGCTTGAATATCTGCAACAGAAATTGGTGTTGTTCCATTTTCCCAAACGATTGAATTAATATCTTCTGCACTAACAGATACTTCTGCTGTTGGATTTATTTTTTGAATTGCTCTTATTATTTTATTATCCATGTTATGCTCCAATTTCCATGACCACAATGTTTCCCATTGATGATTGTTGATTAATTCTACTTGTTCCTGCACCACATCTCATTCTAAGTTCATAAGTTAATGCTGATGTTGAAGATGGACTGTCTAAATGTGTTATTGCTACACCACTTTGCATATCATATAAAGCCATACTTAACATTCCAGTTGAGGAATTTCCTAAATTTGTACTATCTCTAAAAATTGATAAATATGTTGTTCCACCACTAGCATTATCATACCAACCAGTTGTAACATTAATTAGAATTTTACTTGAAGTTGATGATGGAGTTATAGTAACTGATAAAGTAGTTGATGCATTTGTAAATGTTGAAGATGTTGTTTGTCTTTGAGTGCTATCTGTTGCTGTAAGCACTTGCAAAACCTTACCACCACCTGCATCAACCCAACTAGGATTTGCACCAGTACCACCAGTTTGTAAAACTTGACCAGAAGTTCCTGCACCAAGTCTTTGAAGACCAGACGCATCTCTATAAACAATATCGCCTTGTGTAGTTAATGTTGTTGTTAAATCTGTTCCATCAGTACCATTAGTACCTGCTGAAGACATTTGTTCAAAGTAAGCCGTATCGGTTGGAAGGTTTCCTGTACTTGCTTGTATACAAATGTATGACGAACCATTGTACGATACGACATCATCTATAGTATAAGCTGTTCCACCTGCATAAGTTCCCTTCCACTTGAACTTAATTGAGCCGAGATTTACTGTAGCCATTATATTATTTCCTTATATTGTTGCTATTAGTTCGCCATTGTTAAGTGAGAATGTAAAACCACTCGCACTAAATAAAACATCATCAAATGTGGCGTATGTTGCACTTGAAATGTTATCCACTCCTTGATTAGTAGTAGTGACTATTAAGTCTCCATTACTATCTTTGTGAAATCCATAAACTTCTGCTGAAGAAGCATTAGAAAATTCTAAAGCCGTTCCACCAGAATTAACTACTAATGCTTGACCTGCTGTTCCCAAAGGTGGGACATCAGTTGCATCTGTAATACTAAAGTTTGCTAAAGCAAAAGTTCCAAAAGCAACTATCTCAAGTATATCATCTAAGTTTGCACCTGTAGTTAATACGATTGAATTACCTGTAGTTGCTGTAAAATCTGTTCCATTTACAAGTCTAATACCATTTAAATAGACATCTAAGAACCCTGCGTCATACGCAAGTGTTGCAGAATTGTCATCTGTTCCTGTAAATGTTGTTTGTCCTGAGGTTGCAGTGTATTTAAACCTACTAGCAGTCCCATTAACGCTAGAACCCGCCGCAGTCCACCCCGCAGAACCATAGACTTTCATGGTATCTGAGGCTGTATCAAAATATAAATCCCCTAAATCTAAAGCTGAACCATCTGGGTCTAAAGTTGGTGCAGTTGCACTAGCACCTAAATATGTATTTGCAAAACTGTTTACTGAAGTAAGATTAGTAGCAACAGTATTTACTGAAGCTATAGAACCACCAACATTATTTACGTTAGCAATATCTGTGGCAACTGTATTAATATTTGTTGAATTAGTATTTACAGCATTAATATTAGCTTCATTACTAGCTACTGCATTAATGTTTGAACTGTTATTTGCAACCGAAGTTACATCTGCTGAAATTCCTGAAACTGTAGTTACGTCACTATTGATACCTGCAACAGTCGTAATGTTTGCATTGTTACCTGCAACAGTTGTGATGTTAGCATCATTTCCTGCTACTGTATTAATGTTAGTATTGTTTCCTGCAACTGTGTTTACATTAGCTATATTAGTTGCAACGGTATTTACATTAGCAATACCTGTGGAAACTGTTCCTATATCTGTAGCATCATTAGCAACACTTGTTACATCTGCTGATATACCTGCAACTGAAGTTACGTTAGCTGAAATACCTGCTACTGTAGAAATATTTGTATCATTACCTGCAACTGTAGTTACATCTGTATTTATTCCTGCAACAGTATTTACATTAGCAATATTTGTACCGACTGTATTTACGTTTGCTATATTTGTAGCAACTGTATCAATCTCTGAAGTTGCTTCGTTTAAATCATTTGCAACAGTTTCTACTTCTGAAACCGCTTCTGCTAAATCATTAGCTACTGCAATAACATCATTAATGTTTGTAGCAACTGTTGTAACTGAAGAAATATTTGTAGCTACTGTGCCAATATCTGTAGCATCATTAGCTACTGTTGTAATATTTGCATCATTGTTTGCAACTGTAGTTACATCTGAACTAATACCTGCTACTGTTGTAATGTTAGGTATGTTAGTTGATATAAATTGTTTATTTACAGCATCAGTATTATTTACTGGGTCTGCAACATTTGTTAATCTTTTATTTTGTACGTCCCATTGAAAGTTTGCACTATCAATTTTAATTACGTCACCTGCATCATCAATAGCTTCTTGTGACATAAAGAACGCTTGGTCACTATCTGTATCTAAATCGTTCTCTGTAAGAACTGACCCAGAAGCATAGTCTACTAATTTAGTAGTCTGTGATGTTCTTC